AGCAGTATCTTGAACATCTGTATCAGGTTGAACCATAGTGTCTTCAGAAATCATACCAGCAATTTTAGAAAAACCTTTAATGATTGCAGGATGATCACCTATTCGAGTTCCATCTTTTAATTCAAGATCTAATATTTCTTCACCAATATTTGCTTTAGCTATAGCTCCTGCTGCTTGAACTTTAGATTCAAAGTCTCTTCCCCATTCTTTTCTAAGTTCTTGTTCAGCTTGAACTTGTGCAGTTTCTGTATCAACTCTAGCTTGCTGTGCATCTGTTTCTAAATTTGATTTATAAAATTCAAGAATACCTTGAGCTTGCTGATTATTTAATCCAAGCTTATGTGCGTTTTCAGCAAACTGTTTCATAGCTGATTCATCTACTTGTATAGCTTGTGAATCTATTTTTAAATTATACTTATCTGCAGATTCAGGTCTTCCCATTTTTGCATAGGCTTCTTGCCACTGATCATCAGTAAAGTTTTTGTTAGGTACAATCATTTTATCTTGACCAATCATCTTTGTTGCATTGATATAACTTTTCGCCAAAGCATCTATCTCTGTAAATTTAGAAATATTAGGATCATTTCTATATTCTTCAGAGATAACATCTTTCCAAGATTGTGTTGTTTGTTGAGTTTCCTGTGTCGTTGATGAAACAGGTGCTTCTGTTTTTGTTTCTGTAGGAGCTGGTGTTTCTGTTGTCGTCTCTACAGGCGGAGTATTATTCTCCGTTATCTGTTCATTTGACATTTCTATTTTCCTTCTGCAGCATTTGTTTTATAAATAGAAGAACGCTGCGTTGTCCTTCCATATATGCACTCTCATGACTATCACCTTTTACATTAGTGGTAGAATGATAATGACACCTTTTTTCAAGATCTAATATAACTTCTTGTCCTTCATCAGATCCAAAAACTGTTTTATACTTTATCTGTAGATTTTTAATCTTTTTTTCAAATTCTTTTTCAGAACTCATATTTATTCAGTTAGTTGTTCTCCAACACCTTCAGCTATTGCTTGTGCATCTTGTGGCAATGCTTTAGCAAGTGGTGCAATATCTCCACCTGCTTTAGCAACTTGTTGTAGTTGTTGCATCTCTTGCATCTGTTGTGCTTGTGCTTGTTTAGCTTCTCTTTCAGCTAAAACTTCAGAATTTGTTTTTAATACTTTTTGTGGAATACCTATAATGTTTGTTAGATGTTTCACAAGATTATCAAAATTTATATAATCAAACACAGGTGCAACATTAGCAAGTTGTCCCATGATTTCAATACCTCTAATGATAGATTGTAGCTCTGTGGACTTCTGTGCTTTTGCTAATGGTGAAACATATTCTATTTCTACATCTCTTCCTGATATAATCTCAGGAGCTGGTGAAAATATATTTTTTCTAACCATTATTGCAAAACATCTATCAATTAAAGGTTTTAATAATTCAGATTGTAATCTACCTAACACTGGTCCTAGTAATCTCATTTTCTCTTCATTTCTTTGTATGACCTCTGTTGCTGTCATTTGTGGACCTTGTTGCATCATCAGTTGATTAACATAGAAAACATTACGAATTGCGTTTCTTCTTTGCTCCTCCATATTTAATCCTAAAGGATTATTTGCTCCAATATTAAGTGGCTCTATTCTATCCCTAGTGCCTGATCTGTAAAAGTTCAGACCACCAGGAACAGTTCTAACAGGGAGTAGAAAGCCGTCATCAGGAACAAGTAAAGGGGGATCAACTTGTTTCTGTGCAGCTTTTATAGTTGTCTTAGACATTTCATTTAACATCTTTACATCTGGTAAAGCTGTCATCGCAGGCGATCTTCCGTAAATCTCATGCGAAGCTTTTAAATATCTTGGGACAACAAACGGAAATTCTTTAAAACCTGCTACAGATAATTCATTTAAATTTTTATATTCCATGTAAACAGATTCAAAAGGCATATTCTTTCTATCTTGTTTTTTAGGATCAAAATCATTTCTTGGGTACACAGCATGAAGAATACTTATTTCTTCATAAGGATCTTTTGTAATTAATCCTTTTGTACCCGTTGATATCGCTTCACCAAACTGTTGAAAAGCAGCTCTTACAGACATTTTAAATAATCTATATACTGTATCTACTTTACCTTTTTCATTTTCTGATATGTAGATTTCATTAATGTGTCTTGTTGAAAATTTTAAAGTATCTTCATCATCGTCCTGTACAAACATACAAGCTGTGCCAAAAGTAATTAAGTCGTGATATAATTCAAATATTTCTTGTTGAAAGTTTGATCTATTAAAAGCAACATACATTGCATCTGTTGCAGACTCTAACCAAAGCTTTGCTTCATCATCGTTTTCTATTTCCTGATCTTTGTATCTTAAAGTAAACCAAGGTGTAGATGGATTAGTTAGCATACCATGAAGTGATGCTGCAAGTAGATCTACGGATTGTAAAGGTGAACTATCAAAAATAAGTTCTGTTCTTTTATCACCCTTTGATCTTGTTTTAGTTACATCAGCTTTTCTAGGTAACATATAATCAGCAACTTCTTGCCAATGCGTTTCCCAGTTTTGACGATTTGTTTTTAATTTATCAAATCTTCTTTTTAAACTTTTTGTTAAATCTGTTTGTGCCATTACTGTCCTAATAAACTTGGTTTACCTAAAGTAATATTTTGATCTTCAACACCTCTCGGTCCTGTCATAATCGTTGCTGATCTACCTCTTCTTCTTACACTTACTCCGTATGCTGAACCGCCATCCATATTCGTTGCTTCGCTTTGTGAAACTTCTGCTTGAGTTGGTGTAGGTGCAGGTGCTGGTTGTGGTGCAGGTGGTGGTGATCTTCTAATTACTCCTCCCATATTATTCTCCTAATAAAGTTTTTCTTTCTGTTTCCGCCTCTTCTTCAACGCCTAATGGTCCTGTTAATATTGTTGATTTTCTGCCTTTTCTTTTTCTCTCTATCGCAGCTTGCTCAGATCTAATTCTTTCTTTTTCTTCTGCACTTAGTTCAGCACTTGGTGGCTCGGGTGCAGCTGGCACTGGAGGTAGCGGTGGCATTTTTGGCGAAAATAGTGAACCCATATTTATATAATCCTGTATTCATTATCTGCTACCTTTTGAGGAGCAGTTTGTCTAGTATTTAATTCTTGTAATCCTACTGCAAGATACCTCATGGCATCGCAAGCATGAGAACTCCAATCATGTACAGGCTTTGATCGAAACATTTTGTTTTTATCAATATACTTCCTGTGATAATGTCTTAACGCATCTATTAGCTTTTTGCAACGATCTGTATCAATCCAACATCTAGGAAGCGTCATTGATACTGCATGAATACCATCTTCTAATGGTAATTTTGGAACGACTTTAAATCTTACCCCTAATTGATAGGCGACCTCTCTCCTGGTCTTGCCGTTACTAAAATCCGTAACTTCTATGTCATGCGGAGCAAAATGATCTTTATAAATATAATCTTTGTTTTGTATAATCTCAACATAGTGTGGTAATCCCTGACCCCTCTCTTCGTGATAATCTATAATATTAATAGCTCTACCTAATTGCTGATAAAATATAATACTACTATGGTCCGAAACGCCAAGATCCCACGCAGTATTTACAGGCAGGCTAGGATCATACGGCACACGAGACATTTGCTTTTTATCTTCCATCTTTGCCAAGACCTCACCATAAATAGATCCTTCTATATTAGCAATCCAATCGCATTCAAACTCTTGCTTGAACTTATTATCACCCATGACTTCTTTTGCTTTTACAAGCTCATCTTCATCTACAATCTTAGTTTCAGAAGCTTTAGCTTTGTAGTGATACCAGTCGCTTGCTCCCTGTGCGTGCTGATAAAGTTCATAAAAGTTATTATTCATTCCCTGTGGCGTGCCAATGAAGACACAATACCCCTTGCGATCAGAAAGTGCTGGTCTAATTATCTCTGGAAATAGTCTTGATGATACGTTTGCGTATTCATCAATCACGCAACCATCAAGATAAATACCTCTAAGACCATCACAGTTCTCTGAGCCTAGCAACGTAATACGAGAGCCATTAGGTAAATCAACACGAAGTTCTGTTTCGTTAAACTTAGTGTAAGGTATTTTAGCTGTAAATTGTTTTATATAATCCCAAGCTATAGATTTTGCCTGTTTGAAGGTGGGTGCTATATAGGCATACCTAGGGTTCTTCTCCTTAGTCATCAAAGCTGATCTAATCAAATGATTAATCATGCACACTGTTTTGCCAAATCTACGATGACAAACTAAGACAGACCATCTATATTTTGATATTGTTTTATGTAAATGAGCTTGATGTTTTCTGGGTGCATAAGGTATGGTGATCTGCATATTAATTAAGTTTACGTTTATCTATAAATTGCTCTTCAGACTCGTTATAGTCAAATCCAAGTCTTCCCATTGTTATAGTTAAAAAGATTCTAGCTGCCAAAATATCAGTAAATCCATAAAATTTAATTACTACGCTATTGTCTTTTTCATCAATATAGCAAATAGAATCAAGATCTTCTCCGTAAAATATGTCCATATACAATATCTAGTGTATTCTGGCGGTCATGCAAGGAAAAGATTGTGTGTGGAAGGGAGTCCTCGAGTCCCATGAAATATATATACTGCAAAATGCGGACACGATAGCGGGTGTGCGGGGGTATAACAGATAAAAAAACAACGATATATTTGTACCGATAATAAATGATTATCACTTAAAAAAGGATAATTGGAAATATCCGAGCATATACCCGATAAAAAGTTTGATCGCCTTGTGTTAGGATACCAAATATTTTTTTTTATTTTGCCATAATTCTGACATAATCTTTTTGTATAACAATTTTGTAGTTTAATTAAATGTAAACTGAAAAAATTAAAACGTGGTGTTGCTTTGGTTTATTTAAACCTTTCTGCGGAGTTTCTTTTAATTAGACTACACAAAACAACTAACAAAAGGATAAATAATGTCTGTAATGTCTTTAATATTAATTATGCTTTCATTAGGAGCATCAATTATATTTATTGGTATAATTCTTGCAGTTGCTTCAATAAATGAGTGTAATCATAGAAATGAATTATACAAACAATTAACAAAGGATAATAAATGATTAAAAAAATAAAATTAATTTATAGACGATTAATGTTTAAATTTTCAAAACAAGATTTAAACGCTATATTAAAATACGATCCATTAGATATATTAAATAAATAATAAACAATTTTACCCCTGTTGAATTAATTTTTAACAGGGGTTTTTTTTATAATTTTTTTTTTAATATTGCCTTAATTCTGCCACAATGTTTTTGTATAACAATAATAAAACAACAAAAAGGAAAATAAAATGACACAAGAAAAAACAACAATGCACCAATTAGAAAAAAATTTAATTGAAGATTTAAATGACAACAAAAAAGAAATATTAGACAGTCAATATCCAGAAGATTTAATTACTGAATATGTAGACAGCTGGATACCTATTTATAATAGTGATTTAATAGAGGCATTAAGTGAAGATCATTCTTTAGCATACGTTGATGACACTGGCATACTTGGTGAAAATCCAGACGTACATCAAATTATTAGATGTTCAATTTATGAAAAACTTTGTCATGTTGGTCATAATTGGTTATATGAAAATCAAAAAGAGGTAGCATGATCTCAATCCTTATTTTTGCCACAATTATAGTGTTTATAATTATGATTGTGGCTATGGGATTATGGATAGCAAACAGGTAAACAACAGAAAGGAACGACAATGACAATACTATACATAGGTAAAAACAAAGATTTTAGCTTAGTAAGATATATTGCTAAAAAATACAAGATGATCGTAACTAAAAACACGACAGTTGGAGAGATGGAACGAGTAATTAAAAGATATAAGTTAATCAATGAAGATAAAAGTATATTACAAAAAAATTAGCTTTGGTTACATTGAGCTAGATAGCAGACAAGAAGACATTGATAAAGCTATTGATGAGACAATGAACAAGGTTAAGAACCATAATTTTAATATCTTTGATAGCTATGAGCATGATTGTAGCTATGAAATAGATATTATTAAAACAATAAAGGAGAACAAAAAATGCAAAAATATAAAGTAATTATGTCAACAAGCTATGGACATGAAATATATATAGACGCAAACAATAAAGATGAGGCAATAAAACAAGCAAATAATATGAGCCAAGAAGAGATAGAAAAACAAACACAAAACGAATGGAATGTTGAAGGTTTCCCAATGGTTGTTGATGTAGAGGAGGATAAATGAAAACAATCTTTATTACTTTGTTAATATTGACAAACTCAGGAACGATTGAACAAGATAAGTTTAAAATTTATACGACTTGCAGTTCATGGTTTGATGTCAATGTTATCAAAGAAGAGAATAAAAAATATAGTACCAGCGAAAATAGAACGTACTATGTTTTTAACAACAAAGTTGTAGTGGGATATATTTGTAATGAAAGCTAGTGATTTGGAATATACAGACTTGGAGCTATTGGCATTTCAATTAGTATTTGCCGTAGCTTTTATTATATATTTGTACTTTAAAGATAAAGGATGGTGGTAATGGATAAGAAATATTTATTTAGAGTGTGCTTACTACTAACTGCTAAAACTAACGCCAACGACAAGGAGATGAAAAGGATATGGCTAAAAAAAATAATACAGCTAACAAAAAATCAGTTAAGAACGATACACTAGAACAATTAAAAGTTCAGACTATTTTAAATTGTCTTGAAGCAAAGGGTTCTGTTTATCGTCACTATCAACAATGGTTGCGTCAGCGTCAATCAAAGAGTCAGACTCCCAAGAAACTCTCACAACGGAGTCGGATTTTATTTTTTGTTCAGTCCGTTCAACAAACAAAGAGCTAATTCTTGGAGCAAGCCAACGTAAGTAGCTTTGTTTCTCTTTTAGAAAAAGAAGTTGCTCGTTAGATAGATCAGGATTTTCAACCTGATATACTGCGAGCAATTTCTCAACCAGGGTTTTAATACCTATTTCCTGTGCCTTATTAAACTTTTCTTTGTACTTTGGATTTGCGTCTAACCACTGATAAAAATTCATCAAGTTGGTCTGCAAGGTTTTTTTTATTTCTATATGAGGTATTCCTCCAGCGTAGATAACTTCGAGTAAAGTATTTAGTTCTGTATCGCTTGGATTGATTAGCTTTGATTGTTTCTTGCTCGATATATTGTTTGATTTCATGGTCTGTTTTATTCTTAAAATTTTTAAGGTTTTTTAGTTTATTGATTTTGCTCTGCAATGAAAGAGTTTTGTTGTTAAACAGTCCCTTGTATTTCCTGGTCTTACTATCCCAAGAATGACCCGCTCTATGAAAACGACATAAAAATCTCTGTGTTGTAGGTGTCCAGTATCCCTTAGCTCTACACCTTTTACCGCTTGTCTTTGCTATCGCCTCGCAGGTAATCTTTAGTTTTGGCAAGTTTAGCTCTCCCTCTTCTGTTCCGTTCCACAGCTTGTTTATAGAATAAATTAGTTTTCTTTTTAACCTTATCTAATATCCCGAAAGGAATATCTATTTTAGGTTTAGCTTCCTCCTTTTTTAATTGAATGGCTAGTCTAACGTAATATGGATTGTCTCTTTTATCATATAATTTATTAAGTTCAGCAAGGGTGTAGCTAGAACAAATCTTATTTATAATGGTATCCTTGTTATTATGTTTTATTATTAACTTATCTAAATCACTTAATGTATTATTGTATACTGTGTCTTTTAATATAGCTCTAGTTTTTACATTAGATAGGTCTAGTTTTTCACTTAGATAGCTCTCTTTTTCATATCTAAGGAATTTAGTGTTGAATTGATAGGTGCAACCAGACCTACCCCTAACCTTTTTGATAATATTAAGCTTGGCAAGGGTGAACAAACAACGCTTGACTGTGGGTCGTGATAACCCTGTATCCTTTTCAATTGTAGCGTGGCGTAAGTGGCAAACATAGTTATCTTTTTTCCAAGCATACTTTAGCATAGATAAAATTATATTTAGGCAGTGGCTCTTCTTTGTACCCTCAACCTTATCCAGATGATGATAAAGTTTGTACGTCATAAGCAAGAAACCTCTAGTCTTTTTCATAACGACAAACCTCCTTGTGTTTTGCCTGAAGATCATATAGAATACTTGTCCACTTTTCCACAGACATAACTTGAATTTGCGATTTAAAGGGTCGTACACGCTGAACTCTTAAATTCATGACGCCTAGGTCATCCAACCTATAAAAAACTAAAAATACGGGTATCTGAAGGCGATTTCCAAGCATATTTACAAAGGTTGTAGCCTTATATTCCTGACCTTTATCATAAGCTGTCTCTTTGATAGCTAGTGGCTCATAACATTTAGGACAACACTCTATAAAATCAACATCAATACCAGCAAGACCCTCAAATTGTCTGTGCCATTCATTGTAATCACTATTAGATTTGTAATAAGTCCAACGTGCCATGTTTAGTTGTTTTTAAGTTCATCTATCTCCCTTTTTAAATTATCTATATCCATATCCTTACAAGCAAGATCAGTTTTAAGTTTGCTTATTTTTTTCTTTAGCTCCATTTCTCGTTCATCGCTATCAGTCTCTAAATTTTTAAGCTGTAAGCGTAACTTTTTAAGCTCGTCTTCGTAATGTTTAAGTGTAAAATGATCAGGATGTGTCATAAATATTCTATTTTTTTAACGCAACCAATAGGAAAGCAGGTCAATCCACCAACAGATAGTCCGTCTTTATCCTCAGAAAAGGATGTGAATAACCATAGCTTTGTTTTTGTTTTCTTAAAAATATAACCTGTATCTGTGCAGATAGCTATATCATGCTTTAATACATCATCCTCATGTATCCAGGCTTCCTCGGATTGACAGATATCCCACCAAGTAAGTCTGACGTGCTTATAATTTATTTTGTTTCCAGAAATCTTCATAAAAATCGTTAGGTGTAACCTGGTTTTTGGTTTTTTCTTTTATAACTTTCATAATTTTTTGATGAGGTATTCTACCACCATTAATATATCTTGAAACATTTGTTGCGGGATTTGTATTATCTATATGAAAGTATTTAGCCACTTCTCTTTGGTTCATTTGATTTTTTATCATCCATTCCTTTAGTGTCATCCACAGCATCATTACCAAATAAGTTACTTATATCAACACTAAATATGTATAGACAAATCGGTGAATTATGTGTATTACAATAGCAAACAACTATGAAATCAAGAGAACAGATTATTTTGAGCTTGAATGGCGGTGAAGGATTAAAACACTTTTCTTTTTCACAGCTTCGTCTTTCAATCGGTATGTGGATTGTAGATTATATGTGTCGTTCACAAGAACAAAGACGTGCAGATAAAAAAAATTATAGACTAGGATTTGGTAGCGTGTGTTCTAATCTAGTTCAAGAAGCTAGAGGTAAATATATTTATGATGGTGATGTAAAAAGATCAGCTCTTAATAATTACGATAAAGCATTTGAAAAAGAATATAATGATTATTTATTAAATCCTTACGATGAATTAGATAAAGAAGTCAGAGAGAATATTACAGATAAAATACATAGCACAGCAAAAAATATTGATGCAGCAGTTACAAATATTTTTTCTAATAAAGATCTAACTTGTGAAAGATATGTTGATATGTTTCCAAAAGATTTGTGGCTAGGTTTTACAGGTAGGTTAGACTATGAAATCCCTGAACACTTTGCTGAATGTAAAACAAAACCACCTAAAGCTGTGCGAAGAAAAAAAGGATTAGGATTTAACAAACAACAATTACCCAAAGAACCTGACCCATATAACATAGATCAAGTTGCCTTTTATAGATTTGCAAGTGGCAAAGAACCATTCTTATTTTATGCTAATGAAGATGACTTTATAATTTTTGATAACACACATCCTGCTTTGTATGACGATCATCTTGAATATTGTCTTAATCAATTATTTAACAAAGCAAAAACTATACAGAGATTACTTTCACTAAGTAATGGCGAACCTGAAATTATGGCAGAGTTCGTTGAGAAACCAAGCTTGACAGATTGGAAAGCCAAAGAGTTGAGCATGGAACAAATAGAAACAATAAACAAATTATGGAGGTAACATGAAAAAAACTTTAACAATTATTTCGTTCTTAGTTTTAGTTGGATGTTCTTACAATTCTAAAAACAGTCATTACGTTTTTGGAAAAAAATGTGCTTACGTTGATGATAAAGTTATTCGATCTAACGTATGGCTAGTAGAAAAAAATTCAAACTGGCAAAAGAATATAAACAAAGCTAATTGTTTGGAGCAAGAACTAAGAATGTTGGAGGCTAAATGACAAACATATACAAAAAATTATACGATGCTTGCACAAAAGCAGGCACTGTAAAAAAAGCCGACAAGAAGTCAGGGATGCACTTTAATCCATTATTACATGATGACGTGCAAGAGGTAGCTGTTCAAGCTTTACTAAACGAAGGACTATATCCTACTTGCAGCTATCAAACTATTACAAACACCGATCATGTAATGATAACCTGCACACTGACAATTACTGATGTGGATGCACCATCAAATCAAATTATTATTGATGGGTGTTCGGCAATGGGACAGCTTGACAAGTTTGGAACTGGACAAGCTATGTCTTATGCCAGGAAGTATGCGTTTCTAAATTTACTTAATTTAAAAACTGGGATTGTTGATGATGACGGACATAAAGCCAAATCATTTACTAATAATAAAAAACCTACAAGTAATAATGCAGATACAGTAGAAGTTAAAGAAATTATTAATAGCATCAAAGCTTCAAAAAATTGGAGTGATTTAAATTTTATAAAAAATATAAAATATAAGTCGTGCATTGATAATGCAATAAAACATCATCCTTCTGTTTATAAAATGATTATGGATCATTATGAACAAAAAGAAATGATGTTTAAACGATAAGGAGGAACAGTGGATAATATATATATAAAACTTATCCCAAACCATCCTAAGCTCGACCAAGTAATGCACGAGATTATGGATGAAAAAATAAATAAAGGAGATAATACACCTTTATTTGTTGCACCTAAAAATCCAAAATCTCCACAAGGAAAGAATTGGACAATAGGTACTAAGATAGGAGACAACTGGTACAATCAATCTGGCTTTGGTGATACTCGAGATGAAGAGACACACGATGGTGGATTAGAGATCAGGTTTACTGGAGGCGTTAATGTTTTGTTAAAACCTCAAGCTAGTTCTCCAAAAACACAAACAAACCAAGCACCACAAAGATCAGGCTACTCACAAAATAAATCCTTTGCGAGAGCTGGTGGTTATGGTAGAAGGTAAGTGAAGGGTTTTTACTTTTACCTTTCGTTTTTTGTTTAGACATCGTGAGGCGGGGTTTGACCTTATATCCTTTTGGTCCTTTCTTTTAGTTGTTTCTCCGCCTCACACCTCTAATTATGAAATATTCTAAAGATAAAATAGTCGATCAAGTTATAAAAAAAATAATCAAAAGAGACTTGCAGGGTCAAAAAAAATATCCAAAAACCATGTGTAAAAACAATAAAAGTGTTATACTTTGGATTGATGATGCAATAGAAGAAGCGTTAGATATGGTTATGTATTTGCAAAAAGTTAAAACAACGATCACCAAAACGGATATTGACAAA